ACTGTTCTCCGCGTCCATGCAGGTGCGCACCGCGACGGGACAGCCCGCGTCGATCGTGATCGCGTCCGACGACGTGTTCCTCGCGATCGCGGGACTCGACGGGCTCTACCCGGCGCCGTACGGCACGCAGAACGCCGGCGGGACCGTCGACGCGTCGAACCTGGAGATCAAGGTTGCCGGCCTGCCGCCGATCGTGAACGACCCGTTCGCCCCGGCCGGCACCCTGGTCGTGACGAACAGCCGCGGCGCGAAGTGGATCGAGGACGGCCCCTACACGGCGACCGCGGAAGACGTCGCGAAGCTCGGGCAGGACAACGCGATCTGGGGCATGGGCGCCCCGGGTGTCTTCAACCCGAAGGGTGTCATCAAGGTGACCCCCGTCGACGTCCCGCCCGTGCTCGCGGACGCACCCGCGACGAGCTCGAAGAAGTAGACCGTGGGGTCGATCACGGCGGACGACGTGCGCACCTGGCTCAAGATCGAGCCCGGTGGCACCGACGACCCCGTGATCGACCTGGCGGTCGCTGCGACGAACGCGTGGATCGTGACCGTGCCGTACGTCGCGGACCTCGACCCCGTCGTGTACCCGCCCGACGTCGCATGGCCCGACGACGTGCAGCTCGCCGGCACGATGCTCGCGGCACGGTGGTACCGGCGCCGCAACTCCCCCTCAGGGATCGAGGCGTACACCGACAACGTCATCTACCTGCCGCGCCGCGACGGCGACGTGGACCTGCTGCTGCACCTGACACGACCGGCCGCGTTTGAGACTGTCGGGGTCCGCGCCGTCGATGACGTGCGGGACGTGAACACCCCGTGCGCGTACCTGATCCCCCCCGAAGGTGCGTTCAGGTTCGACCGCGGCCGGTTGACGATCACCTGGGTCGTGTACCTCGTCGTCGCGAACACCGGCGCACCCGGGGCAACCCGGGCCCTGTCCGCGCTCGTCGACAAGGTGACCGGGCTGTTCTCGTTCACCACGTTCACCCGGGACGCCGTGTCCGACCCCAACGGGGGCGACGCACTACCCGCGCTACGCCTTTCCTGGACGTCCGTTATCGAGATCGGAGACACACCATGACCACCACCGCTGACGGCACCGGGAACCTGGGGCCGGGGACGCTCAAGTTCGGGGAGACCGGCACCGCGCTCGACGTGTCCTGCCTCGTGAACGATGCCCGGATCGACCCGAACATAACGGCCGGCGACACGAAGACCATGCTGTGCGGGACGAAGAAGAGCGCACCCGACGAGATCGACTGGACCCTCTCGGGGAACCTGGACGTCGACGCCGGGAAGGCCGCCGGGTTCTTCGCGATGACCTGGCAGAACATCGGCGGGGTCGTCCCGTTCGAGTTCACCCCGTCGACCCCGGTCGGGACCATCGTCACCGGCACCGTGAAGCTCGCACCCCTGTCCCTGGGTGCCGACGCCGAAGGCGACTACCTGAACTCCGACTTCGAGTTCACCCTGATCGACTTCGACCCCGCGACCGCCGTCGTCTACGGCGACGAGGTCGTCGCGTTCGACGCCGTCGAGAAGGTGCCCGCGTGAGTAGTGCGGGGATCACGGTGCACGGGGGCGACGCGCTCGCGACGTCCATGCGACAGGCCGGCGAAGCGCTCGCGGACCTCACCGCGGTGTCGGGGCGTGCCGGGGATCTCGCGATCGGCGCGGCACGGGTCCCTGTCCGCACCGGCCGGCTCGCGGGGTCCCTGACCAGCGTCCCGTCGCCGGCCGGGGTGTCGCTGCAAAGTTCGCTCGTGTACGCCGGCCCGATCCACAATGGTTGGCCGGCGCACAACATCGCGGCGAACCCGTTCCTGGCGAACGCGGTCACGGCACGGCAGGACGGGATCGTTGGGCTGTACGCCGACGAGCTCGAGACTGTGATCGGCCGGGTGCACGGCGCATGAGCCGGCTCAAGGGTGTGCGGCAGAACCTGCGGGTCACCCTGCCCGACAAGACGATCGACGTCGCGACGAAACCGTTCGACTACGACCTGTACGGCCTGACAGCGAAGAAGCACGGGTGGCCCGAAGCGTCAGAGAACCCGGTCGGGTACCTGCTGTTCCTGTCGTGGTCCGCGGCACGCCGTACCGGGCAGATCGGGACCGATGTGCCGTTCGAACGGTTCAAGGAGCTAGTCGACGATCTCGAGGAACTCGAGCCCGAAACGGTGGACCCTACGGTGCCGGCACCTGGGGCCGGCTCATCTGTGAAATCGCCGTAGCTACCAACACGCACCCGGGCCCGTGGTGGCAGGAAAGCGAAGAGACGATCTGGACGGTGCTCGCGATTCTCGAGGATCACGCAGCGAAGGCGAAGCGCGGGAGGTGAACGGTGGCGAAGACAGCGGTGCTGGCGATCGACATCGTCGCCGACGCGACCGACGCGACGAAGGCGTTCGACGACGCGTCCCGATCCGCGTCGACGGCAGCGGACAAGATCGACGACATCGGTGGGAAGGCCGGCGACACCGCGTCGGGTCTGGGGGCGATCGCGGGCGCCCTGGACGCGGCCGGGTTCGGTCCGGCCGCCGAAGCTGCTGGGCTGCTCGCGACAGGCCTGGACGCGGCCGAAGGTGCGTCGACTCTGTTCAAGGTCGCACAAGAGACTCTGACGATCACGACCCTGAAAGACACCGTCGCGAAGGTCGCGAACACGGTGGCGACGACCGCGGCGAACGTCGCGACCAAGATCTGGGCTGCTGGGCAGTGGCTGCTGAACGCGGCGCTCACCGCGAACCCGATCGGCCTGATCATCGCTGCGATCGCGATCCTGATCGGGATCGTCATCCTGATCGCGACCAAAACGACGTGGTTCCAGGACATCTGGGAAGTGGCGTGGTCCGCGATCCAAAAGGCCGCGGTCGCGGTGTGGGATTTCATCGTGAAGGCCGCATCGGTCGCGTGGGATCTGATCGTCGCCGGCGTGAAGCTGTACATCGGGATCTGGATCGCGATCTTCAACGGGATCAAGGCCGCGGTGAAGGTCGTGTGGGATTGGATCCAGGACGCGGCCGGGGTCGCGCTGGGGATCGTGAAGACCGCGATCGACGGGGTGAAGGGTGCGTTCGACAAGGTCGTCGACGTCGTCAAGTCCGTGATCGAGCAGGTGGGGAAGATCACCGGCAGCACCCTGGACGCGATCAAGAAGCCCATCGAGCTCGTGCAGACCGCGTTCGACAAGGTCGTCGAAGCGATCAAGTCCGTCGTGACCTGGCTGGGCAACATCAAGATGCCGAAGGTGCTGACCGACGTCGTCGACAAGGTGGGCAGCATCTGGCCGTTCGCTGCGGACGCGGCCGGCGGTGGGACCACGGTGCCCGGGGTGAGCTCGCAGGCACTGGGCCGGTCTGCCGGCGCCGGCGCCGTGACCATCAACGTGTCCGTACCGGAGTCGTCCGACCCCGTCGCGACGGCCCGGTACCTCAAGGCGTTGATCCGTCGCGGTGAAGCCTCCGGTGTCATGTTCGGGATGGTGTGACGTGCCGGCGACCACGACGTACGGGGTCGACCTGCTCGTCGAGCTCGCGATCGGCCGTGCCGTCGACGCGGCACTGTGGGGCACGTCGACGTGGGGGCAGTCCAGGTGGGGGACGTCCGACGTCGCCGCGGGCGACTGGGTGGACGTGACGTGCGACGTGCTCGACGGGTTACGCCTGACGGCCGGGTCGAACACCGACGACGGGGTGACGCGCAGGTGGGAGTCCGCGAGCGCGTCGTTCACCCTGGACGGTGTCCAGTGGGACCCCTGGAACGGGCCGCACGCGGGGATCCTGGGGGACAGGACACCGGTCCGGGTGTCCTGGCGTGCACCGGCCGGCTCGAATCTTATTCGGCGCCTGTTCGCACGGTTCGGGCTGCGCGCCGTGCCGCGCGCGGCCGGGTGGGTGCCGGCGTTCACGGGGTTCATCGCGACCCGGGGGTACTCGTGGGACCCGGGCGCCGTCCAGGGCGCCGTGTCGTGCGTGGACGGCACTTCCGTCCTGGTCGCATCCGACCGGGTCGCTGTGGCCCCGCAGGGCGCCGCGGAGACCGCATCGTCGCGGGTGGGTCGGGTCGCGAACGCGGCACTGTGGCCGGGGGGGTTCGACGTGACGGCCGGCGGGACCCCGGTGCAGGCGACGACCCTCGAGGCGCCCGCGTGGGATGAGCTGCTGCAGGTCGCGGATACCGATCTTGCGCTGCTGTGGATCAACCGTGCCGGGGTGCTCGCGTACCGGCCGCGCGGCCGGGTCGGGCAGGGGAACCGGCTGTCGGGCCGGCTCGTCGTGTGCGAGACAGTGGCGAACGACGTCGCGGTCCTGACGATGGGCGCGAACCAGCCGTCGATGTCCCGCAACCGTGTCAGCGTCGCGCGCCGCGCGGATCCCACGGTGCCCGGGGACACCCCGGTCGTCGCGACCCTCGAAGATCGGGAGTCGATCGCACGGTTCCAGGCGCACGACTTCAAACGGACGGACCTGTGGCACACCGCCGACACGTGGTCGCCCGTGGTCGCTCAGGCGATCATCGTCGGGGGCGCCTGGCCGTCACCGGC